TATTGGTCATAGAGTTCCCGCCTTAATGCGACACATCACCTAAATCCAAATCATCTAAACCTAAATCATCTGTAGGTTCTTCAGTTGGTACAGGAGCGGCAACAGGTGCGGGTGCCGGAGCGGCAACAGGTGCGGGCGCCGGAGCAGGTGTCGCTTGTTCTTTTGTTTCAGTTTTACCGACATTAAGAACATATCTTTTTTCTTCTAATTCATTTGATAATGCACTTTCAGTAAACAATGACGTATTACGTGAATATCCTTGATTAGAGTTTACTTCTTTAGTTACAAGATTTAAACGTTTTAATGCTTGAGAATATGAAGAGTAATATTTTCTATTCTTCATTGGTTCAAGATAATCAAAACTATCTGTTGATTCAGAAATAGTACGTTTTAAAACATAACCATTTTTTTCTTTATCTATTCGATAAGTTTTACCATCAGATAAAGTTTTAGAATATTCTGTAGATTTATCTTCATTAATCGGTTTTGGTCTATTCTCGTTGTAACGAGCAATTTCCATTATACGATTTATTTTATCCATACCTTGTAGTTTTTCACTACCAATTGGCCTTAAATTTCCCATTTTATGTTTTTGTTTTAAAATTATTTTTTATATATAAATATATTACGATATAAAAATGTTTATTTTTTTATCATTTGTTGATTCCTTTCTTTTAATGAAAGACGTTTATCTACTAACTTATCTTTAAGTCCTCTAATTTTTTCTAAATAACCATTACGTCTCAAAATTTTGAAAACTAAATTTTCTTCTGAATATTCACCACCTTTTTGTAAACCACTTTCTCGGAACTTACGGATTTTGTCATTATATTTTTTAATGATATTTTTCGCGGTTTCAATTTCTTCATCTTTAGTGTTATCAACAATACCATCAATAGTTTTCATCCATTGTTTGGCCTTATCAGATATTCTATCATAATTAATGTCAACAGAATCTTTAGTAGGTTTGGATACCCATTCATTATTCATTATTGAATAAGTACCAATATTTTTCACATCTTTCTTTGCGGATTCATCCTCAATATATAACTCGACATCATATCCAAAAATTGTGATATTGTGTTTGTCATTATAAACTGATTTTTTCAAATAAAATAATTCATCATATAATGGTCTTTCTTCGTCAGAGAATTGGTCGAAATCTGCTAAAATATGAATATCAACATCGGAAAATTTTGACCAATTGTAATTAGCCAATGAACCTGTCATTATTATATCACTAACAACAATATCAACATCTAAAAATTCCATAAAATCATTCACAATTTCTAAAAGTCGTGTTCTAACTTTGGGATTCATTTTAGGTGTACCAGAAGAACCACCCCAAATTTTAGGGTTAAGTTCATCTTGTAAATGAAAACTTTTTAGAATATCGGATAAATTACTCATACTAATAAATACTTGAGTGAACTAAATATTACAATTTTTTAAATTTATATACTTTTTCAATTTTAGTTTTGAAAAATTTGCCTTGAGATTCTGAAGTTCTCATTTGAGTAAATACTTGATGTTGAACATCTAAATACTCATATCTCACACCATTATTGAATTCAATAATTAAATGTTTTTTTTCTGTATCGTATTCAAGTTTTCTAAAGTTACTTGATTTAACTTCACAAATTATTTTAGTTCCGATAATTTCCTCTTTAAGAATCCCCATAAGTTAAGCTATTTTAGTTAATGTTGCGGAATAATCCCCTTCAATACCTTTTATTTCCCCAACACCAGCAAGTGTGAATTTATTAACTTTTGTTTTTGCTGCTTGAACCATTTTATCAATTTGGTTTTGGTCAAGTTTAAATAATTTACCGGTATTATCTTTCGCCCAAACATCGGAACCTTTTTTCCATATCGCAACAACACCAACAGGTCCGCTATAAACACTGAAACCTAACTTTACAACATTCACGTTTACCTTATAATTAGTTTTAACACCGTTATACTCCAACGATAATGGACCACCACTTGATGTGTTTGTCGGAGATATTTTAACGTTATTAACTACAACTTGTTCCATTAGTGGTTTTTTCGATTCTTCAATAACTCTTCTGACAATTCTATTTAAATCAGATTCTGTTAATCTTATAATTTTTTTCATTTTTTCTTTTTTTTTTATTTAAGCAATTTTAGATAAATTCACAGTTGCTCCCATAGCGGATGCTGATAAAGTTGATTTATCGCTTTTAAATTGTTTTATTAATGACATAATATCGGTACTACTAATTGGGAATGTCTTACCTGATTTAGTTTGTATTTTAATGTCACTACCCTCTCTATATATTTTAGAAATGGAGACACTACCATCCCAAAAAGGGGTGTCAATACTTACTTTAAATTGATTCATTTTAGAACCGTACTTAAAAAATAAATTACCTTTACTATCAGTTGTTACTGAAATATTAACCCCATCAAGGTTAATACCATTTACCGAATTCTCAGTTTCTATCGTCTCATTAATGACTCTATTTATTATTCTGTTTAATTCTGATTCAGTTAATCTTGTAATATTTTTCATTTTTTTATTATTGTATTTTATGGTATTAAAACGTCAATTTATTTTATGATTGAGTTTTAATAATAATTATCTTATAATTAATAAAAAAACAAAGATATGATTGAATCTGTAGATAACGATGGTAAAGGTAAGAGTAAATCAAGTAGTGGTAGTTCATCAACACCTGTATTAGACAATTTTAGTCGTGATTTGATTAAATTGGCTGAAGAAGGTAAATTGGACCCCGTTGTTGGTCGTGAAAGAGAAATTACACGTATAGCTCAAATTTTATCAAGAAGAAAAAAGAATAACCCAATTGTTATTGGGGAACCTGGTTGTGGTAAAACCGCAATTGTTGAGGGATTGGCTATTAAAATTTTTAACGGAGAATGTCCAAGAAATTTAATGGATAAACGAATTGTGTCATTAGATATGACATCAATTGTTGCCGGAACAAAATATCGTGGACAATTCGAAGAAAGAATGAAAGTAATTATTGAAGAATTACAAAACAACCCAAGTATCATTGTATTCATTGACGAAATCCACACGATTGTTGGGGCAGGTAATTCATCAGGTTCGATGGACGCATCTAACATCTTTAAACCCGCGTTAGCAAGGGGTGAGATTCAATGTGTTGGGGCGACAACGTTAGATGAGTATCGTAAAAACTTCGAGAAAGACGGAGCGTTAGAAAGACGTTTCCAAAAAGTGATTGTTGATTCAGCAACTAAAGAAGAAACTTTAGAAATCTTAAAAAACTCAAAAGAAAAATATGAAAATTATCATAAAGTAATTTATAATGATGAGGTTTTAACTCTTTGTGTTGATTTAGCTGAAAGATATATTACGGATAGAGAATTTCCTGATAAAGCATTTGATATTATTGATGAGGTTGGGGCTCGTAGTCAGGTCGAAGTTAAAGTTCCCCAAGAAATCGAAAAACTTAAATTAGACGCTCTTAACATTAAACAAGAAAAGTTGGATGTTGTTAAACGTCAAGATTATGAAGAGGCCGCGAATCTAAGAGATAAGGAAAAACGTATTCTTACTAAATTGGATAACGAGAAAAAGAAATTTGAAGAAGAGTTAAATAAACAACGAAAAGAAATTAGTACTGAACTTGTTTATGATGTGGTTTCTAATATGACTAAAATCCCAATTTCAAAATTGAATGCTGATGAGACTAAATCATTAAGTGAAATGGAAAATAACTTAAATGATAAAGTTATTGGTCAACCTGAAGCAGTTTCTAAAATAGCAAAATCTATTAGAAGAAATCGTTTAGGGATTAAGGACCCAAACAAACCAATCGGTTCATTTATTTTCCTTGGTTCAACAGGTGTTGGTAAAACTCACTTGGCTAAACAATTGGCTAAACAAATTTTTGGTACTGAAGATGCGTTAATCAGAATTGATATGTCAGAATATCAAGAGAAACATAATATCTCAAGATTAATCGGTTCACCTCCAGGATATGTTGGTCACGAAGAAGGTGGTCAGTTAACTGAACAAGTTAAAAACAAACCTTACTCAGTGATTTTATTTGATGAGGTTGAGAAAGCGAATAAAGATATCTTCTCAACATTATTACAGGTATTAGATGATGGTCACTTAACTGATAGTTTGGGTAGAAAAATCAATTTCAAAAATTGTGTGATTATTATGACTTCAAACATTGGGGTTAGAAAATTACAAGAATTTGGAACGGGAATTGGTTTTGGAACCTCATCAAAGTCTTATGTTGAAGAAGAGCAAAAAAGAGATATGTTGAAAAAAGAACTTCAGAAATTTTTCGCACCTGAATTCTTAAATCGTATTGACGAGGTTGTTGTGTTCAAAAACTTAAATCGTGAAGATGTTAAGAAAATTGTTGTATTGGAAGTTGAAAAGTTACAAAAACGTTTAACAGGTTTGAAATACAACTTCACATTTGATGACACCGTGATTGATTTAATATCTGAAGTAGGTTATGACGAGATTTATGGTGCTAGACCTTTGAAAAGAGCAATTCAAGATAAAATCGAAGATTATATCTCTGAAGAAGTACTGAAAGGGGTGTTAGTTGAAGATGGTCAATACAAATTAGTGGTTGTCGACAAAGAAATAAAAATTGAGGAAGAAAAACCTGTCAAAAAAACAAGAAAGAAAAAAGGTGTTGAATAAAAAAAGGGGGTTATTAAACCCCCCTTTTTTTTGTTACATAAATTAGTAGTTAATTATGGTTTTTTTCTTTATAAACGGATAATAATTGTAACCTAACGATTCAATCATTTCTTTACCTGTTTTAATTCCTGAGTAAACATCCTCAACAACAACATATTCATTTCTTGTGTGATAATCATAATATCCGATTGCGAAATTGATACAAGAGAAATCAAATTTCTGTTTTAATGCGTAAACATCCGTATATGGGTGTGATTGGTAGTCGTTACGACCTTCAAACCCTTCTGTTAAGGCTTTGTCACACTTATCGAAGAAAACCCCGTTACGTTCAAATAATTGAACCCCCATACAATACTCACTAACCATTACGTTGCCAGGCGCATCGAATTGAATCGCATATCCCACATTCTTAAAGAATTCAGGGTCGGCATTTCTTGAACCGTGACAACCCGTTTCTTCAGATACGAAAAACCCTACTTTAAGATTTGGTAATTCTTTTAGTAATTCCAAACAAGCGAATACCCCACACTTATCGTCACCCCCAATCCCTGTTGGTTTACCGGAATCGTTATAAGCCTTTAACGAAGGTTTCAAAACACCTTGTTCGTTAGGTAACGTTTCTTCTTTAACGTTGATGGTATCAATATTATGAACGGTATCAGTATGTGCGACCACACAAGGGAAATACTCAACCTCATCGGTTTGTTTTGTCACATAGATGTTATTCATATCATCTAAGTAATATTCAAAGTTGTTATCGGTCAACCATTTTTCTAAGAACTCAACCATTAGTCCTTCTTTGTAAGTTTTAGTTGGGACCGATAAAACTTCTTTTAGTAAATTATAATCTCTTTCCATATTGTAAATGTATGGAAAGTTTATTAATAATAAAATTATTTATCTATATTAATCTTGACTCCCGGTAATGTTTTTTTCCAAAGTGGGTTCATTGTTAAAGTTAATTCATATTTAGGTGTTGCCTTATAACTTGCAGTTGTTATGACTTTATCATTAATAGGGAACAAATCAAGTTTAAATTTTGAATCAGGTTCTAAACTTGCCTGTAAAACCGAATCTAAATCTATGTCTAATTTAGTGGTTGGTTTACTATTATACTTTTTAATTTCATCTTTTAAAAAATCAATCGGTTGTTTGTCTTTAATATTTGGTAAAGTTTCTATAAAATTTAGAGATTGCGACTTAACGGTTGGTTCCGATTGTTCTTTAATATTTTTTTTACGTCGTTTGGATTCAATCAGTTTATAATTATGTAGGAAATCGTTGAATTCGTCCAATGTATATGATTGCTCTTCGCTAGAACCCCAAGGGTCACCGGTTTTAAATTTTCTAATAACTATAGTGTCATTATCGGGATTAACTCTAAGAATTTTAAATGAATATCCTTCTGATGCTGGAATTTCGTGGGCTCTTTCAAGACCATATTTGGCGATAATGTCAGTATAAATTTTTAAATGATTACCTGTATAATCTTCAGTTATCTTTTCATAGATACTATCTAATTGTCTTGTCACTTCACTATTAAATTCGTCTCTATCGAAAGTATTCCAACCATACTCATACGTTTGTTCACCATAACCACTTGGAACATTCAATTTTTCAAAAGTTTCTTTAAATAATTCCAATAATGTTAAATCGGTACTTGAGGCGTTATCATACATTTTTTTTAAAAACCCAACGGATGTTATATAATCTGACATACAATATTTCGCAATAATACGATAAGGTGTTAATATATTACAAAAATCTTTGGTTATCTCGACTTTCGCTTCAGCATTCGCCGCGGTATTCAAAACAGATGAAAATTCCGAAACAATGTATGAGATTTCATTCGAATATAAATCTTCTAAAAATTTACAAGCCTCACTACCATCACTATCACTATTATCAAAATCAACAAGATTTGGGTTTATATATTTTAAGATTTCTTTCATTTTTTTAGTATTATCTTCATTAAAATAACCAAGTACATAACCTTCTCTCCATTCTTCTTCTGCCCGGTAATAGTCCATAAATTCATAACCATCGTAATAACTTAATATTCCTTTAATAAACCAAATATCATCATCCTCTACATCAAAGATTGATAAAAATTCTTCCTCATCCTCAAAATGAAGTTTTATGATTGACTTATGTGGATTTGAAACGACATCAATTTGTGAAATTAAATCATCAATTTCTTTAAAATCATACCATCTGCGGAATGAAGTTATTTTACCTGATAGAATATCTAACAATGTCTGATAAACTACTCCGTGTCCTTTAATTTCTGATATATATGGTATTACACTATCTAAATTTCTTTCCTTTAATACTTCAATAAGATTGTCGTAGTCTATACTTTCAAAATCATCATCATAATATGTTAAATCACCATCTAAATCTTTGTATATGTAGAATCTTGACCATACCTTGTTTTTATCAATCATAATGTAGAAATCTCCATCTCTAAATCTTTCACCCCAATCTTTAAGTAAGGGTTCTTTAATATCATCGGGCGCATAATATTCGATATCTGATGGTTGTTGTACATCAACGAGAATTACACTATCATCCTCAAATACTATTTTACGTTCATTTTCCTCCATTTAATAAAGTATTTTTAATATAAATATGCCAAGAACTTGGACTTTTCAGTTTTTTCACTATATTTGTATAGAGAAACAATATATGTTCTTTGATTTATGGGGATAACTTGGAATTGACTGGCATTGTTAATTATTCGGGGCACGCAGTGAGAAGATTCCTATCACTTAAATCTATGGTATCAAATTTTAAACGGAAACGTTTTAGACAAAATGGCAACAATCGGATTAATCCGTGAAGATGCTGCAGTAGCTGCCTAAGATTAGGAAGAAACTAACGGGTCGATGGACATATAACCTAGGAACAGAAGTCTTTACAAAGGTGGAAAAATGACTGAACCCGAAATCGAGTCATTCATTGGTTGTTAGTTTACGATGATGAAGAACAAACTTACTATTTTTGGAACATTAGAAAATGTTATCCTAAGCGTGTAGTCCTTAATCTTTAAGGTGTACAACACGCGGGTTCGACTCCCGCTATCTCCACCAAATGAAAAACCCCACCTTTTTAGGATGGGGTTTTTTTATTAATCTCTATTTCTTCTTGTTCTTACTTTGAATGGACTTTTGTGTTTGTCTTTGTATAAATCAAAAGTTTCTCTACCACTATCACCTTTAAACCAATTATTTTTTGGGTGTTCTAAGTCTAAGTCATCAAATGTATGATATTTTTTTTCATCAAAATCAACACCCATATCATCAACATTTGTTAATCTATCGTCTTCATCGTACCATTCTTTATCATCAAAAGAACCGTATTTAGATTCTTTAATCACTCTTCTAACTATTCTCATCAAATCTGATTCTGTTAATCTTATCACTTTTTTCATATTTTTTTTTTTAATTAATTTTTTGAATATCTGTAATAGGGCCTCTTTGTAATATACCACCTGGTTCTCCATAAGGTGACCCTAATTCATACGTTTTATTATTATTAACAGTTAAAAAATTACTATAACCATTACTCATATCTCTGAAAGTACTTTTAACCACAGTAAAATAGTAACTTGTTTTTCCGGATTTTTCAGTAACGTCCTTAATATTAATAACGATAAAAGTATTGTTTTTTTTAATTGGTATTTTAACTTTACTATTTTTAGAGAATGTCGAGGTATTCGTTTCTTCACTAATTACTCTTTTAACTATTCTCATTAAATCAGATTCTGTTAATCTTATAACTTTTTTCATATTTATAATTTTATTATAAATATGTTGTAAAAATAAAAAAGGGAAGAAAAAACAATTAAGTTTAATCTTCCCTTTTTGTGTTGTAGCAACGAGCCGGAATCGAACCAGCTTAAGTTGGCTTATGAGACCAATGAAATACCTTACCTCCCCCCTGCTATATAAAAGAACGTTGAGAATATACGTTTTAATAAGGACCTTTTAAAGGATTATTGTTTCCCTTTGTTTCCACTTCCTTTTGAGAAGTATTCCTCAGTGTCGGTTATTTGGGTGAACCACTCCTTGAGATATCAACTACTCTCTCATTACTCAACTCTCTTCGAGAATGCCTTCCCGACTAATCCTTGCGAGATTAGAGGTTTTTTGTAAGAATACATTCAGACTTGCGGTCATCCTGTGCAATGAACAACTCATTACTATGTAGACACCTTTCGCTGATACCTGACGAACACTTTTGCTTAGTTTAAATTTAATTTTTACATTACATTGTAAATTAAGTTATTGTGTTGTGGATTAATCAAAGCAGTGGTCCGTCTCTCAGTTTCGTCGTCTTTTGAACAACGAAATACCAAACTACTCTGTGAAGTATCCCTACCTCGATATTTTAAGATTACTTCGAAACAATTCTTTTGGTAAAGAATCGTCAAGGAAAATGTCAGCACCACCTGTTTGTTTTCATACCTTTCGGTTTTAAGTCCCCTCTTATAATGGAAATCGTAATTGTAACGTTGGATACGATACTTCTTACATAATTCCTACGAGTTATTCCTATTAGAGTTCCCTCCTCAATCTGATGACCCACATCACCAAATCATATAACCACTTTCTCTACATCGTTGACCTCGATACTAAAGGTTATACGGTATCCCGCTTGTGTACTCGACCTCGGTTTCCCAAGACGCAGACCCATTACACTTGGGGGTCCACTTTATCCTACTTTCGTAGTTTATTTAATGACCATACACGGCCAATATCTTTATCAGTTTGTTACTCAAAATCAACCACAAGGGTCTCATCATCAAACATTCTGAACGGATAATCAATTTTCAAAGAACGTCTCGGACATTTCCGATTTGTTTTGTAAAGTTAAGTGTTTTATTTTAATTAGTCAAACACTTTTTAAACTTTTTTTTTCTGACTTAAATTACTTTGTTTCAGAATTGTTTAACAAATGTATGAAATAAATATGGTTAATCAATCCAAAAGTTAAATTATTTTAATAATTTTTTTATTCGTTCAATATCTTCAGTTAAACCCTTGGCTTTTTTTATCTTTTCATCTTTTTCTTTATCGTGTAATTGAAACATACTCTTACCGATATTCTTTAAGTTTTTACCTAACTTTTTACCTTGGTCTACTATTTTATCACTCACAATTTCTAATGGTAGTAATGATAACGAAACTAAACTATCAATTTTACTATCAGATGCTGGTGTTTTAGGTTCGTAATTTTTAGGGTCTTTATCTTTTTCTTTTTCTTTATCTTTAGGTTCTTTAAAACCTGTAACAAATGGAGGTTCGGGGTTAATTGTTTTAAAATTTGAATCTAATAACGAATAAACTATTTCATCGTTTGAAAAATACCCAATTGTTTTACCCGCCTTTATGTAGTCTTTTAACGCTATAACAGGTCGTTTAATCCCACAGAATTGGGAATAATAAACATCTTTACCAATGGTGTGTTTTATTAACAAATATCCGGTATTACATTGATGATGATGTGTTTTAACTACTTCCCCATTGTAAGGAGAATGTAACTTATCATTATCAAATGAAGTTAATTTTGCACTTTTTGAACCAAATACGGTCTTACCATATGTCATTTGTTCGAATTTAATCATTTCATTAATATTTTGATTCTATTTATTTCTTCGGTAATTGTTTCAATTGAGTTGTTTGACTCATCATTTTCATTAAACCCTGCGGCTTGTAGTAAACTAGTTACTAATGATGGTTCATCTTCTTCATCTTCAGGTGTTTCATCATCAGGTGTTTCATCATCAGATGTTTTGATTTTGACATTACACCCAGGGGTTGTTGATTTATTAGAAACGTGGATATGATTCCAATGGTCATCGACTTTCCATAAAACACCTTTATCGGTACTTTCACCTCGAGTGTATCCGCAATTTTTCACTAAATAATTAACGATTTTATCACCATCATTGGAAAATGATGTTGTTATAGTTTTTTCAGTACAATTTTTACATCCGGCATTATTAAGTACACTTAAATCAACCGCTTGATTTGTTGAATGTCTACTAAGATTACCTGATTTAGTGTTAACATTATGACCTGTTTTTGCGATATATATTGTTGCCAAAACACCTGTAGCTTTTGACGCTGCATTAACATCGGCCAATAGGGCTGGGTTAGTCTTATCGTTTACCGCTGTTGAAGTAAAATTAATATTTGGATATTCTTTTTTTGTTACCATTTTTTTTATTATAACAATAAATACTTGGTATAATAAAAAAAGTGGGTTTCCCCACTTTTATAACTTTTTGAACTCAGGTCTTATTAGTTTCCATATTGTTTCATCATAAGATTTTTTATCCCACATTTGAAACATCACACCTCTAAGACCATCTTTTATGTTTTTCATAACGAATTCTGCATATTCTTTCTTAGATGGTTCAGGGTCAACATCACCATATTTCCCGTATCTAAACCCATCGTGCATTTTACCACAGTATTCGGATATTGAGTAGTGAGAGTATCTCAAGTCTTTAACGTAAGATTTTATTTTAGAATAGAATTCGTCAGGAACTTCTTTCATTATTTCTAAAACATCATCACCATTTTTTAAACATTCCCATATACCTGTAGTTGACACGTTAGTCATTATTTTGTGTAGGCGTAAGTATTCAACCCCTTTAACTTTCATTCTATCACCATTTGAGAATAACACTATAAACCCTTCAGCATTGTCTCTAACCATTTCTTTTAATACTGAATAGTCAGATATACCATCGTAAAGTTTAACGACGTTTAGACCAACATTTTTCACAAGGTTTTGTATTCTCATATCTAAATCTCCGTGTAAGTTCACTTCATATCCATCTTTAGTATTAACAACACCAAGTAATACAACGTCCTCGAAATCGTATGAACAAACTATTCTGTTTTCAGCGTATATTATTTCGAATAAGTAAGTAAAATCTTTATGTAATTTGTTGTAGTCATAGTTAGATAACATTTCCATACCTTTCACCGCTTGGTCAGAAGTAAATGAACCACGAGTCGCCATAACCCATTCACCGTCATAGTTGAAAACTATTCCCAATGAACCATCCATTTTCTCATAGACTTTAAATTCATCAGTTGAGGTGTGTTTTCCTTCTTCCATATTGAAGAATTTTCTGAATGGTCTTGCAACGATATTACCTTCATTATCAGTAACTAATCCTCGACACATCAAAGTCACCTCATCCCATAAGTTCTCGAATTGTACTTTTTCTGTATAGTTCCATATAGTCAAAGGAAGAGTTGGATGTACTTGTTTGTACAATAACCCATCGTTGTAATATTTTTCTAAAGTTGTTTTCATAGAACAAATATAACAAATTATATTTAATTATTTATCTAATTATTTTTTCAATACTCCCATCAGTATATTCTACTATAACTATTCCACGATACATTTCGTTAACTTCAGTACCCATTAAACTTACCATTCGTGAAACTATTTTGGGTTTAATTCTATTATCAATTGATATTATATCTGAATATATGAACTTACCGTCGTAATCTGTTTGTTTAAGTCTATAGTAATTAACACCATTATCAATATTATAATCATCAAACTCATAATTAATTTTTGTTTGTGAATTACCACTACCACTCATTCTAGTTATTGAGTGGTATTCGATACCATCTATCGTTGTTTCAATTTCAAAATAGTTGTTATTATGTTCACTAGAGGTTGACCACGTTATATGGTTATGGTTTTCTGATGGTACACCTTTAAAATAAAGTAATTCTATTGGTAGGGCGATTGGGGGTGGTGACAATCTAAATAAGACCCCATTTATTACCGCATCCGCTTGAGTTTTGGTTAACGCGGCTAAGTTTGTTGGTGTCGCACCAATAGTTGTTATTTCAGTCGTTGTTGAAGCAGTTGCGTTACTTTTTAAATCACTAAAACTAATGAAATCCCCTGATGTTGCACCATTAACCCCGATAGACGCTCCAATACCACCAGAGTTTCCAAAAGTGTACCCATTGGTTCCGGATGTTACCCCTCGATTATATAAAAATTCTATTATGTTAGTAGTTTCATATAATTTAATTTGGGTGTCAATGGTCCCTGTACTGAAACCCCCTTTGTTCCATCTTAATGCTCTCCATTCAATAGTTAAAATTCTATTTGGTAATGTTCCTGTTAATTTATAATTAACATTACCTGACGCTCCAGTTTGATTATCATCCCAAAGAGGGGCTACAATAACACGCTCAGTTGAGGTTTTTAGATTGTTGGTTGGTTGTGCTGCGGTATTTGTAGTTTTGAATGTTATAAACCCATTTGAACTTGCCTTAAATTGAGTATATATGGTTCCATCATAAACAAAATCAAAACCAATATTAACTGCTGATACGGATATTAAATCATTAACACCTGAACCTAACCCTGTAAGAACCGTTGGTGATGAGTTATACGACCACGTACTTGTTGTTGTTGTTTTTGAATAGTTACTAACTTGACATATACCTGTCAAGTAAAAGAATAATACGAATAATAAGACATATGTTTTCATAACGTTAAAATTTAATCACTTCTCATTTAATAAGAATTTATTTGAAATTGATTTAAAACTAATTTTTCTATCGTGTGAACGGATAACTAACCCTTCTCTTTCGGCTTTAAGATTTAAAACAGATTTACCTTCGGCCATTAATAATAATTCGTCAATAGTTTCAGGTAATGTGAATTCTAAATCTAATATTGGAACGGTTTTCACATCTAATATTTTAACTAAGTCAAGCAATTCCTCTAATGATAAATAGTCGTATTTATCAATATCGAAACCATTAAAAATTTTAACGGTTTGACCAATACGTTGGTATGGGTTACCTTGAATACCTTCCCCGATGATTTCACCTTGGATTGCAAGGTTTTTCCCCAATTTAACCATTCTATCTCGTAATCCTGTTTCAGATGCGAATTTCCACATTGAGTTATTATCATCCTCAAGTAAATCTAAATTTCGTGAGCAAACCCCGAATACCTCATCTTTAACGTAGTAAGTAACACTTGACCCATCCAATTTTTCAGTTACGTAAAACTCTTCATTTTTGTAATTTTCAAATTCTTTTGACAAGTTTTGAACTCTTTCTTCATCAGTTTTCTTTAAGAAAGATGGGAAATTACCTTTAACCATTCCTGATAATTGAGCAGGGATTGGTGGTTCGTATTTAACAATACCTAATTTCTCAGTAACATCAATACCTTCGTAAGCTGTCCATCCAAAATCACCAAATACACTAAGTGGTAAAATTAACCCTTGAGATATTTGACCTCTAAGACGAATAGTTTTTAAACGGAACCCTTCTCTACCATCTGACATTTTTTTGTAAGAAGTTTTACGTAAAAATTCAAATTCAGGTTCAATAGGTAAAAATGAATCAACTTCGCAGTAAACAATTAAATCACCTATAGTATGATTTACATCTTTAGCAACAACAACTTTCCATCCGTCGATTGTTGCCAATTCTATTTTGTCAGCACCATCTATTGGACTTAAATCAGATATTTTTCTAATGCTTGCTAATTTTCTTTCCATTTGTTATTGTATTAAATTCGTTAATATTTTTTTTTCTTAAATCCCTATATTGTCTAACCATAAACTGATTAATATTGTCAGGGTCAGAAGAATGTAGCTCAACCATACGTTCAATTGAGCTCAAATCTTCTAAAAGGTCTAACAATTCATACTTTATCATCGTCAATTCTTTTAACCATTGCTGATTGTGTGTAAATCTCCTCACCTGATTCAAATTTAATCAATAAATCTAAATTAACCACCATATCATCCAATAATTGTTCAACGTAAATGAATTCACAATTAGTTTGAATTACAATTCCAGGTTTTTGGAATAATTTATCAAAACCTGAACGACTTTTATTGGTATTCTTATCCATATTATAACTACCATCCCAAATCAAGACTCTATCACCAACTTCTTTAACCCTATCGTCTTTATGTTGTTTAATGTATTCTTGAAGTTCCTTTAATAAATTAATTGATGATAAAAACTCATCCTCCTTATTATTCTCGTTTAAAAATTCCATAACCTTTAATTTATTAATCCAACCTTTAATTTATTTATCCTACAACATTTAACATTTCATCAGTATGGTGGTCCTTTTCAATTTCAGAATGAATTGATTGTTTATCCAATAATGGTACAAGTTCTCTCATAAGGTGGTATGGTCTAAACTCTGTATGACCATCAATACCAGCATCAATTCGTTTCCCTTTACCTAATTTTTTATCGTTAGGTAAATGACAATGTCCGTGTAAGTGCATAGCCCCTTTACGTAAGTTATTCCACGAGTCAATCGGGTAGTGCATCAATTGAAACTCCCTTTTACCGACCATTAATGTGTTATAGTGAGAAACACTCAAAAATAATTCTTGAATGTTTTCTCTGTCATTTTCAATGTGGTGGTCGTGGTTCCCCAAGATTAAGTGAATGTTTTTACATATAACTCTATCTCTAAACTTTTGAATGTTTTCAAACCCCCCAAAAGACCAATCACCTAAGTGTATCAATATATCATCTTCTTTAACGTATTGGTTAATGTTATTGACAATTGTGTCATTCATTAAATCTAAAGATTTAAAGTTACGAGTTTCGTTAATCGGAACTGAACCATCAGGTTTTCTCCAATCAGTAGTACCACGACAAATATTCTTGTGGTTATAGTGAGTATCTGATGTTACCCAAACATCAGGAAATTCCCCTTTCTTATTAGCATTTATTTTAATCATATTGCGAATATAATAATATTTCACCACTATACCAAGTTGGTACGTCTCTTTTTTTCCACGACGCTAAATCTGATTTTGCACCTTTATAATAGTTTCTGTAAGACATTACTGCCGAGGTTATTGGATAACTATTACTTATCGTTTTAAACTCATCAGGCATCGCTAATGGGGGACAAGTGAATTCTGTGTCAGGGATGTTTGGTTTATTCGTTAAACACCATTTAATGACTTCCACAGATTTATGTGTTTTACCATATCGGTATGTATATTCTTCCCCCAACGCCAGTCCTAATTCACATAGATACAAGTAGTTTGGTAATGTCTCACGAGCCCAAATCGCACAAGGATGGTTCTTATGGGTCATCTTATATGGGATTTGTTCATTACTTACATTACCATTTAAATGTTGGACTGAACACAATAATTGTGCAGTTTCCAATATCATTTTAACAACGTGTTTGTCTACGTGATATTGTGCGTTTTTCGTAACGTCGGTATCTAAAAAGAATATGTTCATATTATACGGTATGTTTAATTTCTACTCTTACACAAGTTTGTGGTTGTCCTTCATTCATTAAGAAGTTATTGATATAACCCATTATGTTTGCGGACCCTATTGGATTAGCCGAGTGAACAACAACTTCAGGAAATCTAACAGGTGTTTGTTTTTTATCAAGACGAGACATCTTTAAACGTTTTGGATATTTGTCGTAGAATTCATTAACCATCCATTTAGCAACATCATACCCTGTTTTTTCTGTGATGTTATCATAATCCAATTTATAGTTTTTTGAAACATTATTGAAATACTCTTTCATTGCTGTATCACCTAAATCGTGGTCTAATGAAACCAATTTAACGTTTTCCATTCCAAGTTTATTTACTAAGTTAACGAACTCGTGAAAACTTCTTACAACTAACCAATCTTTTTCTATTGGTGTTCTTATATCGTCTAAATATATTTTTACTTTTTCCATATTTTTTATTTAACGTTTGTTGAGTCAATGATAAGGATAATTTCTGAGTTAGTATCAGTAAACAAATACTCTGACTTACCAAAAGCTTTATCGAATGCCTTATCAACTATTTTATCATATTTTTTTTGACTGATGTATTTACCATTAGTTAGCATAATTGTTTTTTGTTGTGTCGCACAAGAAGCTAACAAAATTAAAGAAACGAATATTAATGTTAAATTTTTCATATGATTATATATTAAGTTTGTTTTAACAAAGATACTTGTTTTTTTGACAATCACAAATATTTATTTAGATATATTGATTTAATGAGGGGTAAATTTTTAATAACTGAGGAAGAAATTGTACGTATAAAAAACCTATATGGTTTAATTAATGAGGCAATTGACCCCAAAACAGGTGGTACTATTGAACTTGTAAACCATTATAGACCTGGTTATTACACATTAAATAGTGTTGACACTAAAACTAACACACTTGTTAGTGACAATTTACGAAAAACATTATCACAAATAAATCCATTTCTTACGAATAACCCTGAATCAATTGTTAAAACTAAATTTATTTCAGGGGAATCAATTATACCTAATTATGATAATGAAGGTCGTTCAACATTAAGTAAAAAAGGTGATTCGTTAAAACCCGGTATATTATCCGAATATAGAAAAAATGAAATACAAAACGGTATTAACGCCTATTATAACGAATTAAAAAAATCAGGATTAATTAAAGATACTGTTGAAATTCAACCTCTTCAATATGAGTCTAGACAACCTTCAACCGCAATAGTTCCGGAGGGTGGATGGAATAATTATATTAAATGGGTTAAAGATGGTGCGAATCCTAAGACAAATCCAAAATATGCCGAATTAAAAAAAGGATATGATGCCGACCAATCTTCAACACTGATAGTAACTACGGAATTAAAAAAACCAACGGAAACTAAAATAAAACCATCGGGTTGTTTATCAGGAATGGAAATAACGGTTTGGATTCCAAAACATTATTGTCAAAATGCGGAATTTTTCTTTTTTGCTAATAACACTTTATTACTTAATACTGAAGGAGGTAAAACGACTAATTTAAATAATTCCAATACAACAAGAAAAGTTGGTGGGGTTACTTTAACGGCTGAACAATTGAATCCCGGTTATGGTTATTTATACACAAAAAAATATGGTACTGATGGTAACCTTAAAGGACAAAGGTATGATACCTTTATTATAACCAATGAACAATCTCTAAAAATCACATCAGAAGGTGGTGGATTTTTAAATTTATGGATGGTTGCGACAACAGGTGCTGATGCACACTCTGACATACCTCAAGTCCAAATAAAATTAAATGGTAAGGAAATTTATAATCAATTACCTAAAAAAGCTTACGGACAATTATTATCGTTAAATCAATGTGGTACTGAAATATATACTGACCCGGCTAAATTCCCAAAATCAACTATGCCTAATGTAAGTTCATTAATTGGTGAATTAGTTGCTGAACGTCAAAAAATTGATGTTAAAACGCCCGTAACACAAGTTGCGGATGATAAAGCGAATTTATTAGAACAAACAGGAATTGTTACTAAAATGATTGATGATTTAATTAGTCAAATACAAAGTAAATCAACTATTAAAGCAGCTAAACAATACATTGATTCTGACGAATTTAAAAGAGTTATTGCTACAACATATCGAGAGATTTACTCAATATTAACTAAAAATAATTTGGTTAAAGATGATAAAGGTAATTATAAATTTGATAAGGGTAATTTAGATGTGAATAAAAGAGGTGATATGTTTGGTGATGTTAGAGGACGTATGGAAGAATTTTATAATAAATTTAAATCAATATATTACTATAATGGTAACTGGTCAAATAATGGGTCACCATCAAATACAATGGTAACTAAATTAATTGAAAATGGTTTTGTTAATTTAAAAAAGGTATAACACTTTCTCATATCTATCGTAGTAATTCATAATCGTTGAATTACCGACCACCATATATTATAATTTTCATTTTAAAATTTTAATATTTTTTTTTCATAAAGTATATAAGGTAATTGAAATAAATAACTATATTTGTTGAGTAGTTAATCATTAATTAAAATATAGACTTATGAAAAATCTTGGTAAAATTATCTTAGTAACAATCTTAGTAATTGTTTGTGTTTCTTTCTCTAACAAAATAGACATTGACGATATCATTTGTAGTAAAGAATTAACAAATGTTAATGAATTAAAAGATGGTGATATCATATTTCACACATCAACATCGTCTCAAAGTAATATGTTAAAAATCGCAACAACATCAAGACTTACTCACGTTGGGGTTATTTTTATTAGAAATAATAAACCATATGTATTTGAAGCGGTTCAACCTGTTAAAATCACACCATTATCTGAATTTATCGCAAGAGGGGTTGATTCTAAGTATAAAATTATGAGATATAACAAACCATTATCTGAAACTGATATTAACAAAGCGTTTAATTACTCAAGAAAACAACTTGGTAAACGTTACGACATCAGATTCCAATGGTCTAACGATAAAATGTATTGTTCTGAATTAGTTTGGAAAGTTTATCAAGAAATGGGTATTGAATTGTGTCCTACTAAAAAGTTCTCAGATTTTAACATAAACAATATAATTGTTAAAAAAGTTATTGAGACAAGATTTAAAAATGTGACATTTGATGAAAATGAAACAGTAGTTGCACCTACAAATATCGCCGAAAGTTATGACTTAACAACAATATTTGATACCTACTAATAAAAAAAACACCCCATTGGGGTGTTTTTTTATTTATAGTGTCAGAACTAGTATTGGGTTAATTTCCCCAATGGTAAAAGTGCAGGATTAACTAACGACGCGGTTTTAAGACCTGAGACACCTGATTTAGCCAAAACCCCACCATAATTTTTATCTTGTATATCTTTAATTAATCGCATTTCTTCAATCATTTTATGTGGTGTATTTAAACAAACTGATGGTGCATCAATACCGCAAGACTTAACAACTTCAATTGCAAAAGTCGCACAATTGGCGTCTGAATCGGTAATACTAAAATCAAACGCTGAATAATCTTTTTGTGCTACACTATTGGCGTATTGAATACCATTAGTAACATTAGGTGTTTTCAAAACCACATATTCTATAGTCTCTTTTGGACCGTCACCTTGAGTATTTCTATGTATAATATTAATAACGTTTTCTAAATTTGTTATCTCACCATTTACAATTTTAGCAATTTTACCTAACGACTTTGATACTTTAATACCAAGTGATTTACTTGTGTATCTACCGAATTCGTATGTGATAACATTACCACTTTTTGTCACTAATGAAACACCTGCGTGACCTATTTTCCCATAGGTGTTTGATTTTTCGGCCCCATTAATTAAACTTGATACTTGACCTAAAAATTTATCCCAAAAACCTGTACCATCTACCGTTGGTTCATAATCAGGGAATGCGAATGGTATTGCAAAACCATCAAATTTATCTTCTAAATTATCTTCTAAATTATCATTCCTATCTGTTTTCAAGTATTCTACACCATACTTGTACCACGCTTTAATACTACTTGGTCCCCAATCACCATCGGCACCATATCTACCTAATATTTTTTTGTCTTTTTTGGTGTTAAGTACCCATAATTGAAAGTCTTTAACATTGTTAGGTTTTGATACTTTAGGTCTATCTTCGGGGTTTGATTTGTAAAGTTCCAAATAATGTGTATATACAGGGTTTAAATGGTAACGAGTTTTAGTGTCCATAAACCCTGAAATAAACTCATACGGGTCTTCACCTAAATATTTTGCAACTTCAGAATATTTTTGGGGTGTTTTAATAGAATTAAATGCGGCTTCAGCATATGCCTCGTTATCGTTACCCGTAAAACCACCATCAGATTTTTTAATGATATACGCAATGAATTTAGATGTTGGGTTATTATTTAATTTATTGAATGGAAATACATCTACTTTGGGTTTAGATGCGTTATTACCGAAATTTTTAGGTGAAAGACTATATTGACCACCATACAAACTCCAAGCGGTACCGGTATTTGGACCCCATTTACCATCAGCACCTGACGTTCCTAATATAGTTTTATTTTTTGCAACATTTAAAACCCAATTTTGGAATTTTTTAATTTCATTATATGTTTTAGGGGTGCCAATGGATTCCGTAATTATGTTATATTGACTTAATATGTTTTTTTTTTCTGATTCAGTAATTATAAATTTCTTCATTATAAGTATTTAATTAATAAATATCTTATAATGAAGAAAAAATGTGGTAATTGTACATTACCACATTTCAATTATTTGGAATAAAAATACTGTCTTGAATAATACCCAAGAGTACTAACATCAGAATCTTGATTATTAATGAACATAAATCCTTGGTATCCACCTGATTTATGTAAAATACTTTCAATCATTACACAAATACCTGCTTTAAAATCTTTAGTTGCGAAACTATCAACTCTTGATAATTGAAGGTTAGCGTAGTCAACCATATCTTTAACTGAAACTGTTTTTCTTTTTCCCATAACATTAAGTTTTATGATGTGAAGATATATAAACTTTTGGAATAAACGTATGGAATAGAAAAAAAAAGTTATTAATACAGGTTTCGAACCTGTGAGTCCCCGTGTATAGGTATCATACATACCACATTCCCAGACTTTATGTATGCTCAACCATAAGCCACTCGGTCAATTAATGAACCTCCCCTGAGATTACGGAGAGTAGATATTCTCAGTTTTTCTTATACAAAACCCAACGCGTCTTACCGCTTAAAAATCAACCATTACATCGGAGTGAGGATGGTGTTCCACACTATTAACCCAACGACCCCCTTTACAAATCCTAATGAGGTATCAGATATATCATTGTTTAAGTAACGATACCAAATCTACTGAGTTTCTCGAACTCATTGTGGAGACAGTGGGAATCAAACCCACCCCACGGTGAATGCAAATCACCATCGCCAAGTCTTGGAACATTTGCCCCCATATTATTTGAGCGGGTGGAGGGAATCGAACCCTCGTCCTTAGATTGGAAGTCTAATATAATAAGCCACTATACGACACCCGCAAATTTGGGTAGAATCAGACGCGTTCTGTCTACCGAGACCTCGTCGTTGTTATTCTCCGAAGATATTGAATAACAGAGCGTACCGAGACACTTTTGTGAACCTGAAGGGAGTCGAACCCTCAACCATATGGACTTCGGCTTAAACGAAGCGTGTTTACCAATTTCACCACAGGTCCTTATTGTAGTCCTATCAGGATTCGAACCTGAATCAAAGAGGTAGAAGCTCTTTATGTTAATCCCTTACACCATAGAACCAAATTGTTGCGGACTATGTAGGATTCGAACCTACGACCTATCCGTTAACAGCGGAGTGCTCTACCACTGAGCTAATAGTCCTTTTTATTGTTTTGAGGTCTCTAACGGATTCGAACCGTTATCCCTGGGTTACAAAGCCAGAATAATAAGCCATTATACTAAGAGACCAATTTGTGATTACTCCTTGGGACGTTTCATCACATTTACGTGAATAGAGCGGCCAATCCCAATTACAACACGGACATTAGTTTTTAACAAAAAAACTATCGTCAAAAATCGTCAGTTTTTATCAACCAAAACTGAATAAACGGACTGTCATATTTGTTAACACTATTTAAGTGCGTGTTACCTGCGTTCACAATCAGAACCCTACCTCTTTACACTCCCGCGGTCTATGAGAGAATCGAACTCTCAGCACATCCGTGACAGGGATGTATGTTAACCATTACACTAATAGACCTTTAGTAGCGGATTCAGGACTCGAACCTGGCCTCGGGGTTATGAGCCCCACGTGCTACCATTTACACTAAACCGCAATATGTATTCCCACGGAGAATCGAACTCCGATTTTATGGATGAAAACCATAGGTCCTAACCGTTAGACGATGGGAACATTTAATTGTCTTACAAATCTAAGTATTTACTTTTGATTATACAAGAACTTTGTAATCTTTTTTTTTTCTGTGGTCCAGATAGGATTCGAACCTATGACCTTCTCGTTATGAGCGAACTGCTACTAACCACTGAGCTACAGGACCAAATACGTTTCACGTTTTACTCCTAATTTAAACTAACCGCCGACCGTTCGATTGGACGACAGTAACGGGTTCGAACCGATATCTGAAACGAAGTACCCCCAACAGGATTCGAACCTGTAAAATATTGGGTCTAAGCCAATCGTGTCTTCCTTTCCACCATAGGGGTATTTATTTCTATTCCAATACGTCAATGAACTCTTGTTCTGTTTTCTCTTACAAATCTAATACTTTTATTTTGATTTGCCAAACTTAGGACACAAAAAAAACCCCTCTCTTTTGGAGAAGGGTTTCATTTAATTTTATGATTAATGAATTAACACAACTTCTCCGTTACACAAGGATTGTCTCCCTCCGTTCTCGCATTTAAAAGTATGTTATTCAAATTTTGCATTGTTGTGTCTTTTTTATTAAATATATCGTACTTTGTGAAAAGTTCAATAGTTTATGAAAAATTTTAACATATTGGTTTAGATTAAAGTGGGAGTGGAGGGATTCGAACCCCCACGCAATAAAGACCTGATTTACAGTCAGGCGAGCCAGCCAGTTGCTCAACACTCCCAAAACATATCGTAGATTGTCCTTCACAATTTAACGGCGGGTTTGAACTTAATCAACTCTCCTACGATATTTGCACGTCGCCAAGGATTCGAACCCTGACCAAATGGGTTGGAACCATTTATGCTAAGCCATTACACCAACAACGCAAGTAATGAAATTAATTATTTCATTGAGGACAGAGAGAGGTTCGAACTCTCGAATAGTGGATTTGCAGTCCACCCCCTTAGACCACTCAGGCATCTGTCCAATTAAATATTAAGTCGCGGGGAATCCATCTGCCGCTTATTACTAGAATCTTGTGGTTTACTTACTATAGTTCATACCGTTACCACTAGGAATCCCAACTTAATATTTGTGTCCCCGAAGAGATTCGAACTCTTGACCCCTCCATTAAAAGTGGAGTGCTCTAATCCTGCTGAGCTACGAAGACAAATTTGGAAGGTCACCACTAACACCTTCCACGGTGAGTATTTTAATGTCGTTTTGTCTAATTACACCTAAGTGTCATAGTCGCAGGTCTCACTTCACGACAAACCCGATTGGTATTAAGTAGTCGGAATGGTAGGGTTCGAACCTACGACCTTTCACGTATCAGGCGAATGCTCTAACCAACTGAGCTACATTCCGTTATTTTTGGTCGGGGTGGCAGGTGTCGAACCTGCCGCCTCTTGGTCCCAAACCAAGCATCTCACCCCAAGACTACACCCCGTTATTTTGTTTTTAAGATATCCTCCAACTTTTTTACACGATTTTTGAAAGTTGTATTGTAGAACTTTTCAAAATCTTGTTTAAGGTAGTTGAATCTGATATCAATTCCGTTTAATTCCTTGTAAGCAACCCCCCAATTCATCCCATCATTTACCATATCAGTAACCAAGATAGCCACAGACAAGTTAGTAACATTTCCAACAAATATTGACACTTTCAATTCAGGATTATATAAACTTCTTTCATATAATTCACCTCTTGGGTCAATAACAAACCCTCTTTTTTTGAACTCATCTAAAATGAAAGTTACCATTTCAGGTTTTAAACCTGATTGAATAGATTTAATCTCGTTATTCAATCCTTGAACTTTAGCAATTTTGTCTGTAGTTGTCATATGTATGGGTTTATCGTTGTTTGTCTTACAAATCTACAAAATCATTTCCAATCTCACAACACTTTTGTTATTTTTTTTTGTACCGAGTATGGGTTTCGAACCCACTTGACCATCCTTATGAGAGATAGTTCTTTTCCTCTAAGCCTCGGTGTTTCTGCGGAAGATGTAGGGTTCGAACCTACGCGCCATATTTCAGACCTACTTGTTTAGCAAACAAGCCTCTTTACCAATTTGAGTAATCTTCCAAAATACACCGACCTAGCTCGGTATCACACATCGGAAACGTAGTCCCCCAAGGACTCGAACCTTGACAATAACATCCGTAGTGTTAAGTGCTATCCATTACACCAAGGAACCAAATTATTAGGTCTGGACCTAATATTGTACCATTATTAGGTTATAACCTTATAATTTTTCTTCATTTTCTTTAATGTAATCTAATGCAATGTGTATCAAACCATTGAGATATTGCCATTTTGGACTTGCACTTGGATAGTGACCAAATATCTCAACTAATTTTTCTTCTTGCCATTTCCTTTCACTCGGAATAGGAGATAACCATCGACCATTTTCTAAGTCGGAACTGATAAATGTTTTTTCTGTCTCTGCGATTTCTAAATTTTAAAAGTTAATAATGGGTGACTATTGGGATTCGAACCCAACCTACTAGTACCACAAACTAACGTGCTCAACCACTAACACTATAGTCACCATAAAAACCCCACTTCATCAGCTTAACGGACTGACTGCCATATCGGAGGTGGGGGTATCCTGTTAATTCAGGACCTCGTGGGGAGGGAGAGAATCGAACTCTCATTGCTTGTGCTTCAAACAAGTGCCTTGACCAACTTGGCAACCACCCCAATTTATTGTTGTCCCGGCAGGAATCGAACCTGCGATATCCACATTCAAAGTGTGGTGGCTCTGCCAACGTCGCCTACAGGACAGTGAGATTACTTTTGTAATCTTTTTAACAATTTTTTCATTAATTTAAATTTCATTTTAATTGTTTTAGGTTCTTGTCTCAAAAATTTTCTACTTGATTCAAATGTACCTGTTAATACTTCTTTTTTTACCATAATTTATTTTTTTTTATTTTGCGGAAGACAGAGGAATCGAACCCCTAAAGCTTTTACACCCAGCTGATTTCAAGTCAGTGTCCTCGTCCATTCGGGCGCCTTCCGTATTATTTATCTAAACCAATATGTCAAAGAACTTTCATTTGTCAAAGTTACTAATTTTATTTTATAACTTCCTAATTTTTATTCCATAAAAAAACCCCTGAACTTTCGATTCAGGGGTCTTACTAAATTAATATACGTTTATATTTAACTTAATATGTTTTCTGAACCATTTAACGTGCTAAACCACATCGGATACGAAACGCTACAAACGCGAATCTGTTTCGATGGACTTACTTGTTTAATATGTTGTTCAGTTGTTCTCATTTTTATTATTCTTTTAATATATATCTACAAATTTAGTAAAAGTTCTTCGATTGTCAAGTTTTTTTTATAAATCATTTTTACAATCATCACATAGACCTAAAATATTCTCATCGTTATCACGGTGTTCAAACATAACACAATTAGTATTATCACAATGACTTAAACCTAAGTTATGACCAATTTCGTGAATTAATACACGTTTAAGTACCTTAGATTTGTTTTTCCCTATTATAACAATGTTACCGAACATTTCACCTTTACCACCAACAAATTTATTTGAGATATTTGAATAACATCTATCATTAGTGATGATTATTTTATTTTGGTTATCGTCAAAATCTGATAAACATTTGTCACAATCAATTCCACCATTAGTGTAATATTCTGAAGTTAAAACAATTGGTTGAACTATTTTAGTCGGTTGTCCGTATGTTTCCTCAACGATTTGTTTTGTTTGTAATAATGTGGAATAATTAAAGTGTCCCATACCTTGGATTTGAATTGTGTCACCATCTGTCATTTTTTTAATGTCAATGGCGTTTGATACAAAATTAGGTAATGGGATTGTTCCTGACATAACCATTATAGTTACTTTAACTAAAATCGCACCTATAACTACAATTTTTATAATCTCTTTCATATCTCGTTATTTTTATCAAAGATAAAAAATTAATTAGATTATCAAGCTATACTACAAACTATTTTTCCACTCTTTCCAATAATCAAAATCTTTTAAGTCTTCTAAAAATTTTTTTGGAACTGAAACATATTCTTCAGAATTATTAATTTCCCCCCTCATAAGCATAAATGATTGCCCATCTAACGAATTACAGAATTTTCTGTGTTCTTCTTCTAACATTTCGTGAAAACTCCCCATATTATATTTTTTTAACCATATAAATGTGACCTGAATCTGAATTCGTTTGAAAGATGTCTTTCATTCTTTCGGCTTCATTTTCAGTTTCAAATTCCCAAACTTCAGTATTTGAGTTTAATAACACTACAGGTAAAGTTTTCCCTGTTTTTTTGTTTTTCACACTTTTGATAATCACATACATACCCATAACGTTTAAATTTGTTGTAAAGATATATACTTATTTTGGTAAATCAAACAAATTATAATTTTTGATTATTAATATTTTTATTAATACATTTGAATACAAATAATAAAAAAATGGATAAGGTATTAGTATTGAACTCAGATTATACTCCGATTAACGTAACAAGTGTGATACGTGGTTATAATTTGGTGCTTAAAGGTAAGGCAGAAATATTAAAGAATGGTGATACCCCTATAATGACAGGAAGTACCCCTGAGATAAGACCTTTGATTATTAGATTATTAAGTTACGTCAAATTCAGAGTTCGTAATTTGAAAATTAATAGACATCGAATTTTTAAACGTGACAATTATAAATGTGCTTATTGTGAAAGTAGTAAACATTTAACCATCGACCATATACAACCTAAATCAAGAGGTGGGGGTAATACGTGGACTAATTTAGTTACTTGTTGTAGGAATTGTAATTTAATTAAGGATAATAAAACGCCTGAAGAGGCTGGTATGAAATTGAAATATAAACCATTTGAACCTTCCATTTTTTCAAATGTAATAAATCCAACTATTGAGGACATTTGGACTGATTTCCAAAAGACATTTAGATAAAAAACAAAAAGGTATCTCTCGACACCTTTTTGCTAGATTCGGAACACCCCCTTTCTTTTAAAATGGTTTATTCCTCCCGGGCACTACCCCGGAGGTAAGTTTAAGCAATTGCTTTTTGTTTCATTGTGTCAGAAACTTTGGCCATTTTATCTTTAACGTTAGTTAAAAGTGGACAAAGCATTGTTGAAAGACCTCTTTCAATTGATTGACCAAATGAAGTATCTTCTAATCCGTTAACTATTGCGTTTCTTAAAACATCATAAAATCCACCTGTTAAACCTGCATTATCTTTCGCTTTATCAATAGACTCTTCGGCGATTGCTTTTGCAACCGCGGGTACTAAATAATCACATTTAAATACTTTACCTGAGAACCAATCACCAACAGGAATATTCCCTATTGCTTTTACAAAAACACCACCTAACCATCCATCGGTTGGTATTGATAATTTTTTCATAACAGACTCAACTAATTTTTCTTTAAAGAATTCTACAACCCCTTCAGCCCCAAAACCAAACATACCTTTTAAAGTATCCATTAAACCTTCAGCGATTAATTTCTCATTCATCCCTAAACTAACCATTTCAAACGATTCATTAATCAATCGAGTTGAGATTCTATCTCTAGAAATTTTAGCTTCGCTTATAACATTAAAACGAGATTTTATAATTTTAGATTCAGAAATAAATTGTTTTTGTTTATTTTCCGATAATACTGATAATTTATTTTTAATGATTGATTTAAGGTTAACGTTTTCATTCATTTGTGAATTAGCATAAACTTTATTACCACCTGTATTATCAAAGTCAAAAGTATGAGAAGGTGCTACTTTATCTGATTTTAATAACTTTTTAATTTCTCTAAAACTTAATTTTTTATTTAATAAACCATATGGGGATAATTTTTTACGAGTACCAGGATTCATATCGGTTTCAGTAAATCCAACAAAATTATCAAAGGACCCTGTCGCAAAACATTTTGATAATTCAGACTTAATAGTTTGTAGTTGAGGTAATGGACTATCGGCACCTGCTTTAACTTGTAAACCATTAATAAGATATTTTGCTAGTGTTTCTGAACAATATGCAGGGTCAGTTTTGACTGTAGTACCTACAATGTTTTTGTTAGAATCTTTTGGTAACCAAAATGTAAATGGTTGATTACTATATTTTAAACCAATATTATCTAAATTACCTTGGGTATATCTTGTGGTTAAAAAGTTTTTGTCAGAATTTGGTTCCAAAATGTTTCCTGATATAGGTGTTAGTTTTTTAGTATTAAAATCGGTTGGGTAATACCATTCAATCATAGAATTCCAAAGTTTAAATAATTCAGAAACGGCACCCTTATTTACTAAATTTTCTTGTAAATATTTTGTTTGTTGTTCAAGTATATTATAAACATTAACTCTTTCATCATCTGGGTTAATCCCAAATTTTAATAATTGTTGTTTCATTGGATTTTCTAATCCTTGTTCGGGAACACCGTTAACAACAACTATTTTATTCTCTTGCTTCATATAGTTATATACACATTCTCCGGCCTGTTTTTGTAAGACACGACCATCATATGTTACATAATTATTTAATAAAGTTTTTTTAGCAATATAATAGGTTTTACCCCCAACTCTAAACTCTTTTGGATAACCATTCTCACCAATACATAAATTAACGATAGTCCCACCTATATCAGCTAAAGCTCCTGTTTGAAAGGCGTCTACTTCATTTTTTGGTGCGTGTACAATTGTTTTAGTAACATCCTGTTCGTGTATTCTATTTTTTCTCATTTTCATTATATTTCACTTGTATTTATTCTAGCCGTTTGTGTTCCACCCTCAAATTCTTGAGGTGTTGGTTCCGTACCATATAGTTGACCTGGACTTAATGTTGTGGTTGTAGTCGTTGTTGTTGTTGTTGTTGGTTGTACTATTGAATCACACTTCGATTTAATTTGTTTATAAACTTCATCAGTAATTTCATTACCATATTTGTTCGACTCTAAAGCCTTTTCAGTGTCATTACCAAACGTATTATCAACTTTTATACCTAAACATTTTTGAACCTCACCAATGATTGAACTACGACATCCTTTTTTATATGGGAATTGATTACAATCAAAGTATTTTGTTCCGCCACCTAAACCTCCACCGTCAGATGAACCACCACCCCCATCAGTTTTATTTTCCTCTTCAATACCATTATCAAATAACCATTTTGACATCACCCATACTGCCACACCGGCAACTGCCGCCCACGCAATAAGTTTACGTTTTGATATTGTGTATTTAATAGGTCCTGAACCTAATCCACCTTTTTTTCTCTTTAAAAAACCTCTTTTAAGCCAATCATTTTTCTTTTGTGTTGAGAGTTTACCTTTACCACCATTAAAATAAGCTTTAAATTTTTCTTTATATCGTGAAATAAGGCTATCCTGTTTTGGTAGTTTAGATATTCTAGACTCTAACGTAGCTTTATCTGTTGCTTTGGCATCTTTTATAATTTGGTCAATCATTTCATCTGAATAATTACCACTTTTTCTCATTTTTTCTTTAACACTACCAAAATTGTCTTTTAGTAAATCATCACCATATTTTATAAAATATGAATCACTATTTCTAACACTAGCACTTAAATCTTGTTTCATAATGTCGGATAAACCTTTTTGTTTTTTCAACACATTATTAAAATCTTTAATTACGTTAGCGTTATCCTTACCGAATTTTAAAATGTTAATTACCTCATTCACATTCTGAGCGTTTTTAAAACTTTCAACTTTTTTAAAATCATTTAAAAATGGTCCAATTTGACTTTTAATAACTCTTAAATCTCTACCACCTGATAATATTTTATCAATTAAACCTTCATTTATTGTTGTTATGTTTTCAGTTAATGTCATACGATTATCGTATTTCATCATTAACTTCATTTTGTCAATTTCTTCGTTTAATATTTCCATCTTATATTATTTATATATCGTCTAAGCCATAATTAACTTTAGTATTTCTAATGTAACCTGACATTTCCTTATTTTGTTCTTCTTGTTTATATTCACCATAAGTACCAATACCCGCAACAACTGCTGAAGTACCAACACCCGCTCTCGAACCTTTAGCAAGTTTACTTGTTCCTGGTATCACTTTAGTTAACATTTTATTTGGAAGTTTTATTGTTTGTTTTATTGTAAGAACTAACGATTCAATCATCGCACCAATGTGTCCTAAAACACCACCAATGAATTTACCGGCTCTTGGATAACTAACTGACAATATTTTTACCGCCTCCCTTAATTTATCAGGGGCTTTTCCTGCGTATTCGACAATATTTGTTAGTAAACGTTTACCTACTGAGGTTTTACCTAATTCCGCTAAAGTTTTACCACCAACAACGGTTTTAGCTGCTTTAGCTGCAACACCTGTTGTTACCAATCCTAAGACATCAATACCAAAAAATAATAGTCTTTTCCATCCCGGTAAATCTTCTTCATAATTACCTGACATAAACTCATAAATATCAAGTGCGACAATGATTGCCCAAGGAATCCATTGAACAGCTTTACCAATACCTGTTGCTATTAAAATTGCGTCAAGTATCAAACCCACAGGATGGTACATTGCACTTCTAACTTTTCTAAAAAGATATATAACACCTTTTTTTAATAGATTGAAAACTTCTTTCCATTCACCCTTACTGACACTATCAATTAACGCAGCACCACCTTTATAAGTAGTTTTTGCGAATTCAACAAACCCATCAATGGTTGATTTACCCGTATCGGCAACCCATTTGTTAAAACTACTAATTAATCCTTCGTTTAGTATTGTTTTAAACCCTTGTTTTAATTCTGATAATGATTGTGTACTCTCAGTTAATAATTTATTATTAAGAACTTTATCGGCATTTTCTTTTAATTGTTTTGATAAGTTAGAACTTGAAAAGGTATGGTGTAAAAATGTTTTAAGTGTGTTATAATCTTCCCAAATATTTCCAAGTTTGACTTTATTTTCAATGTCGAATAATTCGTCCAAAAACACAACATATTTTTCATCAGGTGATAACCAATCGGTAATAACAATATCGTTTGTTAAATCTTCGTTAACATTACCATATAAACTCAATATCTTGGCTTTTTCGGATTCGTTAATTATTAACTTTTTCATTATTAATTTTATTAATAAATACCCTATTATCTAAAAAAGTGATTAGTTAATATAAAGTATTTGCTTTACCTCTGTTTATTTTAACGATGTCGGCCCATTTAGTCAAACCTATTTGATTTGCAGGTCCTCTTGTTACACCTGATTCCCATTTTGTTGGTGGTGGATATCCTTCACCTCCACCTGACGCAGCGGCTGGAGCTGCTGCGGCATCGTCTTGTTCGCCTAATTCACTTGATTCTTCAGAATTTGAGAAATGATTTAAAAGACTTATTATGTTATCAATGTTACTCATATTATATAATATATTTTTGTATTTATAAATATCTTAGTATATTTGTTGAAACCGTAATTGATATGAAATATATTATAATCTTAGTATCTCTATTAACATTAACATCTTGTTATAAGCAATATTCTCAACCAAAGACATTATCATTAAGTGGTGAGTATATAATTGATAAAATAACTTATTCTAAGGTTGAGAATTCAACAGACCCTGGGGATAAAGTATATTATGGTGGGGATATATATAAAAACCCAAATGGTTCATTCCCAATGGATAGTATTAGTGTTGGTTTTACTGAATGGCATTTAGATTATAGTGTAATTTCTTTTAACCCCCACACATTAAATACCGGTCAAGTTATATGGGAAAAACAATATTTCTATACGGTTACTAATCATTATACGAATTATGATTTAGGATATCTTGATTTCACAATGGATGATGGTAGTCGTAGAATATTCAAAATAATTGATGATGGTGTTGAAAATCTTGTATTACGAACTACAGGTCAATGGGTTACAGGTGCATCAGGACCTGAAGAATCGGTTACGCTTTATTTAACGAGAGTTGGTCCATAAAAAAACCCCTCTTTATTGGAGGGGTTTATATTTTAAAATAATTCTGACTTAGGTAATTTTTTAGGGTTTACTAAGTAATATTCATTTAAGAATGATATTACCTCATCGTCGTCGATATCGTACTCATCTGAGTAATCAAAAACATCTGAAAATTCATCTTCAAAATCTTCCCCAAATGCGTCACTAATTTTATTCTTTGAATCGAATTCAAAACCAAAACCTATTGTTTCATCTAAATCTATTTGGTCGGTTCTAATCTCATCTTCTTTGTCAAACAACAATCTAAAAGTAACGTCCAATGTGTCTGATGTTTCATTGATATAAAAGGATACTAATTCTTTAACTTCCATAATTTATTCTTTAATTAAAAAATATCTAGTTATTAGGTTAAGGTTAAAATATTAATAGTATTTTTTAAACCTTTTGAACATATCCAATGATTTGTTTACTTGTTCCATAATTGGTTGAGTATCTTCTTCATCAAAATCATTAGTTAGGTCTAAAGTGATTTCGTCGTCATTAGAGTCATCATCATCTTGTGTTAAATCAATACTAAATTCGTTAGAATCATTATCAGGTTCTAATGTGAACATATCGTCATCGTCCATTAAATCTTCAGGGTCAAAATCGAAATCGAAGTCATCATCGTCATCTTCTTCTTCATCATCATCGTTAAACGCATCAAATGGGATGATATCACCTAAATCATAATTTTCAATGTCATCATCAAAATCAACAGTTCCGTGTTTAATATCGTCTTCTCTGTCGGCAATCATATCCAATGGCGGACCAACCTTTAATCTATCTGACTTTTCAATTTCGTCATAATCGTATATATCATCTTCTTGTTCGTCTAATTCAAAATTAAATTCAGTATCATAATCAACATCGTGTTTTGGCCAATCTTCAGATGGGTCTTCTTCATAATGAAAAGGTCTTTTTGCGGCTTTATTAAAATGTTTTTTAATGTCGGATTTTGCGGTTTTTTCGGCTTTAGGGTTAGAATAATCATCTTCTTCTTCAGAAAATAACCCTGTTGGTTTGTTATCGTGTCTCATTTCATTAATACTTTCATTGATACCAAAGTTTTTATACCCACTAACCTCACCTTTGTTGTTAACTGTTATACCATCTTTATCCTTAGCCATATCAACAACATATAATGGTGTCATATTATTATTACCATATTCTGTAACATATCCATCATAGATTGTTTTATGTTTATCTAATATGTTTTCTCTTTCTTCGTTTGTTACATTGAAATAATATTGTTTCATAATTTTTGTTTTTATATAAATATCGTTTATTGATTAATAGTTATCGTCCTCTTCCTCTTCTTCCTCATCATCGTAATTTTCATCACTATTATCAAAGTCATTTGTAATTGGAAATGACATATATAGCATCATAATTTTTTGGGTATCTCTATTCATACGTCTTTGAACTGAGTCCGTAGTTATTTCCTTACCATCATCTTCAACCATCTTAATGGCGCCCCCAATCATTAAAGTACGGACTTCCTCGGCATTATCTAATGCGTATTTCACGGCATTTTTATTACCAATATTTTTATATTTGATAAAATGTTCTAATAGTTCTTTACCGCAAGTTAAAAAATATCCGGCTTGACCCATATTAACAATACCTGTTGCTCGAATTGCTGATAAAAATTTTCTTAATTTACCTACTTGGTAGTTCTTAATGATTTGTTTATTATTCTTTGCGGTTTCTATTTGTGTTTTATAACCACCTGATTCGATTAATTGTTTCTTGGTAAAAACAACAGATTCTGAACGTCTTTTTCTTTTGTTTTTAAAATCATCTTCCAACATCCAAATATCTTCATCTGAAATTAAATTAAGTTTTTGTCCATTATCCCAATTAACATAATATAATATATCACCAAAAACTTTACTTGAGGACATAACAACACCACCTGTCATCGGAGGGACCGGTGAATATGGGTCACTCATTTTAATTAGAATTACCCTATCATCTTTTTTTAAATCTGGATTCATATTTAACTTTTTTAAAATAAATATAAGAAATAAGGTATTTATATGTATGGGAACAACTATTTTAATCAATGAAAGACAACAACGTAGAATCTTATGTGAGTTGGCTAACAAAGAAATTGATAACACAATTAGTGATAACGATACCTTAGTTAAAAGAATTGCTAAAGAAGCTTCAAAACAAGTTAAGTTCGATTTAAGTATCTTAGGGACATTTAGTATGGCGATTGGGGGTCTAATGGGTCCTGTTGAATCGTTTATTCGTGGTGAATACCCACAAATGTCAACAATGGAGATTAGTTTATTATTGGCGGGTGTTGCATTTCAATATGTTATGGATAATAAAGTTCCATTAACTAAAATCGTTAATAAAATTAAAGAGTTAGGTTTATTTGATGTTTATAAAAAAGTACTAAATAAAGCTGATAAATTAAAAGATACGTTTTTAAATTTTGTTGATAGTTTAGGTGTTAGTGTCCAAAAAACCGCTAACATTATGGGTTATACTTTCTTAATCCCAATAATCCCTTTGATTTATAATATGGTAACTAAAGGTCAGTTTGCTGAATCTGATATTCTTGAAGTAATTAAACGTCTTGGTGGTTTTGTTGGTTTAAATTATGGAGGTATTGGACTTAAAGAATTATTGTCTTTAATTGTTAATAGGTTCCGAGGTGAAAAGTGAATTTCCTATTTGACTTTTTTAAAATAGATATTATAATTTGTTCATACAAAAATAAAATCTATAAATAAAAATTTATGTTTAACAAAAATTACCCAAGCTTATTTGAAAGCGTATTATCTAATGACTCTGATTTGTTTGAATCATTTTTTAATCAAATGAATAAAACTTTTAAACCAACAGTTGGGGAAACTAAAACTGAGAATGGTGTTAATGAAGATGGTACTAGTTGGTACAAAACATCATTCACATCTAAAGATGGTTCTTATACTCAAACGGTATATACATCAACACCTAATTTGACAACACCTTGGACACCAAAAAGAAAACCAACAACATCAAAAACTCCATCAACCCCAACATACACAGATGGTGCGGTTTATGAATTGAAAACATTGTTGAATAAAGCGGTTGAAACTCAAAATTATGAGGAGGCGGTTAGATTGAGAGACGAAATCAAAGCATATGAGAAAAATGCTGATGAGGTTAATACCCTTAAATCAAATTTGGAAATTGCGATATCAACTCAAAACTATGAAGATGCAATTAAATTGAGAGACAAAATCAATAAATTTACAACTAAATAATATTAGTGTTAATTAAATTAAAAAAGGTCATATTACTATGACCTTTTTTTTATATCTGATAATTTAATATTTGATTAATTACTTCTTGTTCTTCATCAGGTGTTAAACCGTGAATGTCTCGATGAGTTTCAAACCAATCATTAACAACCACATCCATTGGAAGTTTTCTTAACTTTGACAATCGTTTAAACCCTTGGTATTCTGCGGGAATTTCGTGTTCTTGAGTGTAATATTCTAATGATGTGTCCGGTTCGTTTTGAACTCTTTCAAATTCCCCATAATACTCTTGTCTAGAATGCTCCATTTCGTGAGCTAAGACCTCATTTAATTCCCCGACTAAATTATATAATTCTGATTTTATAGTGTTTGGGTTATACTCAATCCCAATTTCAATAACATCGTCATCAGGAGAATAATGACCTTCGACTCTAAACGCCGCAATAATCTCGTTAACTTTCAAAGTTAATTCGACACTATAGGTTTGTTTGGTGTTAGTGAAACTATATTCCTGTTCATCATTAATATCTTCAGGAAGATAATATTCACCTTCTTTTTTTTCTTTAATGGTGTTGATAATGTCCTTAACAATTGTTCTAATCGCTAGTCTATTCATTCGAATTTCATTTAATTGTTTCGTGTCTAATTCAAGTTCTGACGAATATAGTAAAATTTGAGTAATTTGAAAAGTATTAATACGTAAAGGGGTTAAAAATTCTAAAATTTCTTGTTCAATTTCTCTTAACATATGAAGTTGGTTCATTAAATCCATAATCTCCATAACACCATTGTTTTCATCAAAGTCAAAATTGTTGTCTTTAAAAAGAGTAAGGACTTTTTTAAATGTATCATTTAAATTAAAGATGGTTACGGAAATTGTGTAAAATTCAGTCCAATCACCAATTCTTACCATTTTTTTATTATCGGGTAAAAATTGAAACATATAATCAAATGAATAATAATCTTTTTTAAATTTAAAATGTTTTTTAACCAATTTTTCATTGATTGAGTCAATAACTTTTCTTGGTAAAACTTTATTTACGGTTTTTATATCTTCTTCATCATCCATATCTTAATTCAATATACTTATAAATACCAATTATGGTATTAAAGTCAACCTTATTATTTTTTTTATGGAATTAATATCAAGTCACCCGATAAAAAAGTCGGATTTAGGCTTTCACGGAAACCTATTCGGTGGGTCATTATTAAAGTGGATTGATTCGGCTGCGGCGGGATATGCAATGCAACTATGTGATACACCAAGAATGGTTACCGTTTCAATCGACAAATGTAATTTTGAAAAACCTGCCAAGGAAAATCAATTGTTAAAGATTTATGGTTACCCCTCAAAAATTGGGAATACCTCAATAACAATTTATATGGAGGCTAGGTCACATAATGTTTACACAGGTAAACAAGAATTAGTATTGAAAACAAATATCACATTTGTTAGGATTGATGATACAGGTTCCCCAATTCCAATTAGTGAGAGAGTTAAAAATAAAATCAATAAGGTTCTTGAAGAGTCAGTATTAGTTTAAGAAATGAACCTTAATT